TAGTGACACTAAATCCATTTCCAACTACAGAAGTTGGTATAACCTGTGCCGTAAAATTCATGGTCACCGTGAATCCGTTACCAACCACGGTAGAGGGTACAGTATTAGTAGGGTCAGTGGCCAGTAAAGGAATATTATAAAATACCCCTTCTGGTATGGTTCCTAAACTACCAGCAGGAGTTTGCCAGACCGGTTGTGACATAGTTTAAAGTATAACAGCAACGATAGTTTTTGCGCCGTCCTCAAGATTAGTTTCAAGGGCCTTGGCAAACACAGCCTGGCCATAGGTGCGGTCTCTGCCCACGCTCTGTGCAAATCCTGGCATGACACTGGTCACTAAGCTGTCGCCCTTGACCACAGGACCTACGACCTGCACAGGAACCTGGCCACGTAGTGCCACTGCTACACCCGGTGACCCAGCATTCATCAAGTGTGCTGGCTGTGTAGATACTGCACCAGCCACTCGTTCGTCGGCTATTTCATTTGTTATGGTGATCTGTTTCTCGCCACCAAATATGACCACTGTGCCTGGTGCATAGTCAGCATCTGAGGCATAATTTTCAGCCAAGTCCGCATACTGTGCTGTGGTTGCGTTGGCGTAAACTGTGTTGAATCCGGCGCCGCTGGCGCCAATGTTGCCTGACCCATTTGTTCCGCCATTGACTATGGCCGTTGCGGCATTGTTGACATTGACCGTGGCAACGCCGGTGACTCTGAGTCCACCTGTATTGACATTGGCACCACTGATGTTGCCTGTGGCACTGATACCCAGTCCGGTGGCCCAAACATTCGATGTGTTGTTGTAGGTCCAGGTGCCATACGTGCCCAACAGACCCACACCCAGTCCAGCGCCATTGGCCTGTGACGAATCACTGGCATTGTTAGCGGTATAAATTACCAGGTCATTTGTGGTGACTGAGTTGGAATTAATTGTTGTTGTATTACCAAGCACTTGTAGATTACCAGCGATAATAACGTTTCCAACATTTCCCAAGGCTCCAAGTGTAATTTGCTGTGTGCTACTGCTGATAGTATTGGCCGAAATGGTAAGATTGCCAACTGTTAGATTTTGTCCACCAGAGATGTTGCCTGTAGCACTAAATGTGCCACCAGCACTAAATCCACCTAACCATGTTGTGGCCAGCCCTTGATTGTAGAACTGTAGTCCATCATTGCTGCCACTGCTGATACGCCCATTGCCAGTGACATAATCCAAGATTATACCGTCACTGTATGGACCAGTATAAGCAGTCTGAGCTAGAAACCCAGTGCCGGACTGGACACCACCTGCTGATGTTATGTTACCAGAGGCACTTAAATTTCCAGCACTAAATGTTCCTGCAGTTGTAATATTTCCACCAGTTACGTTGCCGGTTACACTGACTGTGGTTCCAGTGTAACCGGTAGCAGAAACATTGCCGCCGGCATTGATATCAAGCGTGGCTCGTAAATAATTGCCTGTTACATTGGCAGTGGCACTGACCAGGCCAGCTGTAAGTATATTGCCACCTGTGATGTTACCTGTAGCACTTGCTGTTCCACCAGTGGCCAAGTTACCACCTGTGATAGTGCCTGTGGCTGACGCTGTGCCACTAGTGGCCAAGTTGCCACCTGTGACAGTGCCGGTTGAACTTATCAACCCGCCAGTTTTTAAATTACCACCTTGCACATTGCCATTTACACTTACGCTAGACAACGTGCCCACGCTGGTTAAACTAGAATTAACAACTGTAGAGGCAAGAGTATTACCTGTTAATGAATTTGCATCAACACTGCTGGCAATCAAGCCGGTCAATTGTGAGCCATTACCTAAGAAATAATTTGCAGATATGTTACCAGTAGCACTCATTTGACCAACTGTTCTGACGTTGCCGCCGGTGATGTTACCAGTTGCACTGACAATGCCAGTGGTGAGAACATTGGTTCCGGTTACGTTGCCACTTCCGCCTACTGCAACAGGAACACCGCCTTGGGTGGAACCATCACCAACATATACCGCTTTAGTATCCGTAGTAAAGATCAATTCTCCTACTACAGGTGTTATGCTACTTAATTGTGCGGCTGTTCCGCGTCTTATTTGCAAACTCATTTAATTCTCCTAGAATATTGTGCCAATGTCTATTTCAATAGACGCTGGTGCTATAACTGTTCCCATATCGATGTTGCCCAACGAGGTCTGAGCAAAAATCCATTGCAACGGATTACTGTAGGTGTTGGCCACAATGTAGCCAAAATCCCATGTGCCATACGCAGGATTAACTCCGTTGACCAATCCATTAAGTTGTCCAGTGACCACGGCATTTACATTTCCAGTGACATTTACATTGCCAGTCACTGTGGCTGACCCAGTTAGTGTTAAATTGTTACCGGCTAAATCTCCGGTGTAGGTTGGCAAGAAAGCAGCCACATTGGCATTGGTATAATTGGTTCCGCCGCCAGCAAATGGGTCGCCGTTGGCATAAAAATAACCGTCGGTGAAAATGGCACCGGGTAAAAGATTCCCAGTATAGGTTGGCAAGAAAGCAGACACATTGGCATTGCCATATGTAGCAGGAAGACCGGTTAACTGGCTACCATCACCTAGAATATAATTTCCTGAAATGTTGCCACTGGCAGTGATATTGGCGGTAGAACTTATTACACCAGATGTCAGGATGTTGCCACCTCTAACATTGCCGGTGACTGTCAAGTAGCCGGCAATGTTGGCGCCGCCGGCTTGAAACACTACCACATTGGCCACATTGGCAATGCTGACTGTGGCGCTTGAATTGGGCGAAGGAATGTTGATACTGCTGGTACCGTTGACAATTTGTGTGGCAGTGACGTTGCCAGATTGTGTTAGTTGTGCCCAAATATCGTGGATACCATCATAAGCAGCAAAACAATAGTAAAAATACAGTGAACTATAGGCATACCACCCGGGTTGATCGCCTGGTATGCCTCTTAAACTGGTAGGTGGCTCAACTTGTGCTCGCGCATAAAGTTCACTAAAATTTTCATTAGTGATAATAAAAGCATTACGTATGGGGGTGCCTTGCCCATCGTTTGGTTCGGCGCCTACGCCAATGTATTGTTGAGTCATAGAATTGGAATCCTCATGCTGTATTTAGCATGGGGCTAATTCTATATTATTCGGGGTTGTTTGTTTATTCTGGGCTGAAACTGCTACCGCAACCGCAGGTAGTTACTGCTTGAGGATTTTTGATACTAAAAGTAGCACCATATTGGTCTTCTTTGTAGTCTACTTCTGCGCCTTGAAGATAACCGCCTGACATCGAATCTACTAGGACCTTAACTCCGTTGTAATCTAGGTCCCAGTCATCTTCGGCCTGCTCTTCATCTAGGGTAAAACCATATTGCATGCCGCTACAGCCGCCACCTTGAACAAAAACACGGAGTTTAATGTCAGGGTTATTTTCTTCGGCAATAATGTCTCGAATTTTTGCCACTGCGTTGTCGGTTATTGTGATCATAGTCTTTTTTCCATATGCCAACCTCTTGTAGTTCGATTGTATCCATTAACAATTTTCCAAACCATTGATTTATTAAGATCGTATTTTTTTCTAAAATCGCATTGGGCGGCTATTTCAGTTATTCCAGATACATGCTTAAAAACAAAAACGGTATCAATATAACTGTTGTTATTTTTACCAGATCGTTTATCTTCCATTGCTTTTTTATGCTTCTGCCTAACACCAGACCTATTCATTGGATTGTTTTCTAGTGCGGCTTTACTGTGCGCTTCTCTTACTTGCGGATTATTTCTATAGAATTCTTTTACGCCGGCGATATTTTTAGCTTTGACTTCTGGGCGATTTTGTATAATTTTACCAGTTTCACTTAATACGCCTTGGCCTTCTTCGGGAACTAAGTTAGCCCATATTTTCTTACCATTTGCGTCTTTAGCATTTACGACATCCCATAGTTCGCTGTAGTATTGCCCCCAGATTCTAACTTCTTCATTATCTTTGCATTCTTTTAGTAATTCTGTAGTAAAGTTTTTACCGTGCAATCGTAAATGATCTTTCCAGTAGTGGCCTGACCCTGTGTATTTGGTATAGTTCTTTTTACTGGTCTTACACAGGTATTTTAACCCTGTGATATTATGAGTTTTAACAAGTAGATAGAATGTCATAGCCGCTCGTTCACGATATCCCAATTAACAATTTTCCAGAAGTTATCTATGTATTTTTCTTTGTCCCACTCGTAATCGATCGCCCAACTGTGCTCCCACATATCGAGGAGTA